TTTTTGGTCCGCCGGCGCGCCCCCCCCCGCCGCAGCCGCGTGCATGAACTTCGACTTCATGGACTCCGCTGCGCCGCCGGTTCTGCGCGTCTGGTTCTCGACTTCTTCAAGCTGCGCGCCCATCCGAGCAAGCTCTTCACGCGCCGTCTGGAAGGAGCGGGTATCGACTGCGCGCCCAGAAGCGGTCTGCATGGACTCAAAGCTGTTTAGCGCCAGGTTCATTGCCCGGTGAATGCTTCTCAGCGGTGCAGTCATGCCGTCGACCAGAACAAGCTGCGACTTGATAAGTGCCATAGGCCCTCCTTTCTAAGAAAAAAAGCGGCGGAGCGGGGCCCCAAACCACTCCGCGCCGCCGTTTATTTTTTCTTGTGCTTTATTTTTGCCGCCTCTTTCTTTTCCTGCTCGACCTTAATATCGATCGCGGCTATGATAAAAGCCTGCGTATAAGGGTCTAAGTCAAGAAAGACGTTCGGCGGCCATTTGAACTTGTGAAGACAGTAGTAGACATAACTCGCCTCGGGGTCGTCTTCAAGTATTAGTTTTTTGCTTCTTCCACCATTTCCTCGCTGGACTGGAAGCCGTTGACCTCCAGAACCTTCGTAGAGTAGTCCTCGAACTCGGCAGGTGTCAGCATAGTGGTAATCAGCTGTTCTGCGCCCATAACGCCGTAGCTCTGCTGCAGCTCGGCGTCGTTCAGGTTAGGGAACACCGTGCAGCGAACGGAGACCTTTGCGAGGTAGGCGTTCGCGTCAAAGTCCTGGGTGAACTGGCCTTTGCGGCCAGGCACGGGGATCGTGCGCATACAGGACTTTCTGAGAGAGGCGTTCTCTGCGGCGGTAATGCAGCAGATTTCCCAGGGCATTGCCTCGCCGGTATCGGGGTCCACGAAACGGTCGGACGCGATAAAAGTAACGTTGTCAACCTTCTTTGCGTTCTGAGCGAGGAACGCAGTCAGATTCTTAGCCATAAATAATTACCTCCTGTTTTTGTGTCGTTTACTGCATGCCGTTCAGCAAGCTAAAGGTCTCAGGCATTTCCCAGTCGTCGAAAGTGCCTTCGAGCTCCTCGTCCAGGGTCTCGGCGTCGGCGTCGAACTTCGCGAGGATACCGCCCTTAGTGAGGCAGTTCTTCAGGATAATCGTCTGGCGACCGACAGAAGCGGTCGGGTCCTCGTTGGAAACCTGAATGTCGAAGGTCGGCATAAAGCCGGTTCTCTTGTACTCGAGCAACATCTTTCTGATAACAGACTGGTTATAGTGGGCGGTGCCGCTCCAGGTACCGGTCCAGCCGGTGGGCTTGTTGCCCTTACCGGACTTGCCGAGGATAGGAACCTCGGCCACGTTGATCTCCATATTGGACTCGAAGGAGTAGAGCTGCATAAAGCAATATCTGTTTCCGTCGGCCATGGTGATATACGCAGAGGCCTGAGAGCCTGCAACCGCGTCAAGCGCGTTCATAATAGGCTGATTCATAGTTCAAACCTCCTTCTTACATGATGATGACAGACATATAGAGCTGAGCCATAGCGTTCACGACGTTCAGGTTCTTCACAATGCAGAGAACAGCCTTCTTCGTGTCACCCTGCTCAACAGTCACACTGTCGGGGTCAAAGTCTTCGATTGCACGAATAGACTCAAGGTCCTGGTGCAGCTTGCAAATGTCGTTCCACAGAGCGACTCTGCCTGCCGCGTCGTTCGGCACGGTACCCAGGTAGCGGGTATTAAAGAGCACGGCCGTATCATTGGCGATCTGATCGCAGACGCGGATAGTCTGGTTAGACTTGAATACGTCGCCCTTCGTGTCGGAGACAGTGACCAAGGAGTTAATATCCTCCAGGATTCGGGTCTCGCCATTGACGTTGTGGAACATCAGTCGCCCGCTCTTGATCGCGGCCTCAAGTTCGGCCTGGGTGTAGTCAGTGTTGACGGTCAACTCGCCGTCATACTTCTTGTTGGTATTGGACTTATTGACTGCGCAGCCAGCGGACGCGCCGGTCATCCAATACACAAGGCCGTACTGACCCATGCCGGGAATGCTCTCATCATAGCCCGTCACATTACTGCCGACTTCGATAACACCCTCATAGTCTCCGATCTTCTCATTGGTAGACAGGTTGAAGATAACCGTCTGGAACTTCGCGCCGATCTCGTCGCGGAGGCGCTTCGTGTAGTTGACGTACAGCTTGATCGTGGTCGGGTCATCGGAAGGACAGCCGAGCGTGTTGAAGCTGTAGCTCTCCAGCTTGTCCAGGAAAGCCTGGTGCGCAGAAGCGTTTGCAGTACCATTCGTGCCGCTCGCGAGCGGGGTCTTTGCGGTTGCCTTCAGCACGGCCTCAGACTTCCAGGTGACAAAGTCGTTGTCCTTCAGCGCGGTAGCCGCGTCGACCGTCTGCATGTCAAGCAGAGTGGTGTCATAGTACAGGCTGACGTCAAAGAGACTCGGCTGGTCGGCATTTGCGGCGATAACCACAAACATTTTATTGCCGGCAACGCCGGAATAGCGTGCGGTGCAGAACTCGCACGTAGCTTTCGCGCCGCCGCCGTTCAGGCGGTAAGCGTAAAGGGTCTGCGTATACTGGAACAGCTCACGCAGGGGCTGCAGAGCCTTATCGGTATACGGGTGGCCGAACAGCTTGAGGCTGTTCTTCTGGAAGTCCCCGCTCGTCACGGCGAAAACCGTGTTATCGGGGCCCCAGTCCAGCGCCAGAGGCATAGCCGCATAGCCTCTTTCGGAGAGGGTAGCGGACGCCTTAGCCACGCTGGAAAAGTTGATATAAGTACCGGGGAGTACCTTGTTCTGTACTGCCCAGATTCCACCGCCAAGGGCCATATTATTTCACCTTACCTTTCATAAAATTATCGATCGCAGTATCGACCTCAGCGAGGGTATACTGCTTATCGTCCTCCAAAAGAGCGCCGATCAGGTCGCGTCGATTCGCGTATCGGTTAGACCTGAGCAGCTGCTCTTTCGAGTGCTTAAGAACCGCAGCCTTTGCCGCGGTAGAGGCTTTAGCCATATTACTTTCCTCCTTGCTCAATTTTCAGCGTGCCCATCAGAGTCTCGTTGATCTCTGTACGAGCAAAGTGGTTATACGAGACGAGGAAATGCAGCACGCCAGCAGTGACCTCAAAGCTCATATCCGTGCCGCGCAGCTTATCGCCCCCCGGCAGGTCGATGAGCTTGAGCTCTTCGCAGAGGGTATCGGCTACGCGGTAGCACTCTTCTCGTCCGGCCTTTGGAAAGTAAAGGACGTCAAAGCGAGGGAGTCTCTTTTGACGCTGCGCCGGATAGTCCAGGACTTCGGCATTTACCAAAAGCACAATAAAAGCAGGCGGCCGAAGCCCCTGCTTTACTGTGTCAGACTCGATATGACTTTCAGGAAAGGCCTTTCGCAAGGCCAGAGTGATTCCATCTAAAATAATGTTCGTGTTAATTTCCGCCATTGCAAACCTCCTTCAGCTTTTGGAGCACCATCTTCTCAAGCACAGACGGGGCGATTCGCTTTAGCTTTTCTTCCGAGATAGTCAGCATGTATTGACCCTCGACCCAGCCCCCGGAAGGGGTTCGGTGACCGAACTCCACATAGGAGGCGTATTCTACGGGGTTAATGATCTCAACGGTATACATATTACCGCTCTTTGTCACAGTCAGGGACTGCGCATAACCCTGAGCGGCTTTGCCGTTCTTTGCGCCCCAGCCGCGCCGGAGAGTACCGCCTTTCTTGCCGGAGCCTTTCGGGTATTTGCCGACCGGCGTTGCAGGGATAACCAGCGCCAGAAGTCTGGACGCAAGTTCTTTACTGCAGGCGATACAGAGATCATCAAGCTCCGCGTCGCTCAGTTTGCCAAAGCTGTTCGCGAGCTCTCGATACTGAGAGAAGTCGCAGCGGCCCCAGCGAGCCATTACGCATACCTCTCGAAAGGCACGAGCATGATCTCCTGATGAACGCTGTAAACTGCAGGAGGACCAGACTGCGCATAGGCGTTTGTCTGGCCCTCCTGGGTAACCACGATTTTCGAGCCGGGAGGAATGGCTACGGACTTATCGAGGAACAATTTCAGCGACTGCTGTGTCAGCGGAGCGCTATCCTGCTCGGTAGTGCTTGAGATACTGGAGAAGGAAAGCCTGCACGGCTGTTTCTGGAGAACCTGGACCTCTGTGGGCTCATCTCGGCCGTTGGCTGGGTTTCTTATAGTCTTAACTGTGTAAACGTCGCAGAGGCCCTTCCAGAGCTTCTGGAGCGCGTTCCGATAGTTCTTTACCATACCAGCCTCCTATAAGCCGCGATCAGCTCTGCGCTGGGTTCGATCATCTTTGCAAGCATTGCGTCGAACTGGTCCTCGAAAGAGCCAGTATCAGCGATTGCGAAAGTGACCGAAGTATCGCCCTCAGAGATACTCTTCGCAGGTGCCTCAAAGTCATACTGATCGGCGAGTGCACCGGTCTGCTTCTTGTCTGCGAGGAACATGCCCACGGCCATATCCACCCAGACATAGAAAAGGCCCTCAGGCACTTGAAGCTGATTCGTTCTGGCCTTTAGGTCTGCCTCGGCTCTCTTAACATTGTAGTCGATCGCCGCGCTGTCGGTCTCAGCTACCGTATAGCCGAGAGCCGACAGTCGGGTTTTTACTGCCGCGAGTACGTCCGCCATAGGCCTTAACCTCTGGAGATGATACGGGCGATAGGAATGACCTTATCAGCGATCGTATCGGTGCCGTCGTTAACCAGAGACCAGTTAGTGCCGGTAGCCAGCTCAGCATTGGTGGGGCTGTTGGTAGCCTGGGAGGCCTTCGTGTAGGAGATACCTGCAACAGACACAGCCTTGCGCTTACGGCTGATGAGGGTATCTTCGCCACCGCGGTGCTTAGCATCACGAATCATCTCGTACGGCACCTTCGCGCCGACATCTTCCCAACCGATCGCACCTTCACCCAGCACGTAGGTGGTGTAGACGCTGTGCTTGTGAGTGCTGCCTTCCTCGGCAACAGGCATGGAGTCGTCTACGATAACCAGGCGGCCATTCCAGGAGCCCAGGCCCAGCTCGCGCTCGATACCGTCGGCGTCAGTGTACTTCAGGTAAGTCAGGAGCTTCATGTTCTCCAGGTTGGTAGCAACCGCAGAGTGGCAGAGCACCAGAGAGAACTTACCCTTGTGATCGCCGCAGGCCTTCTGGATAGCGGAGTTCAGAGTGGTGGCGGTCATCATCATGTCAGCAGTAGTCTCGGTGTCGCCGCTTGCGGAGATGTCATAGGTATGGTTGTCCACGAACTTCTTGTTTGCAGTCTTGATCGCACCGGTGCCGGTATTGGACATGAGGAAGATGCCCTTCAAGATGTCAAGCAGAATATCCTGGTCAACGCTGTTCCAGTACTCGTTGATCTGGTTGCGGACGTTCGCCATAAAGTCAACGCCGCCAGTGACGTCATAGGAGAAGTCGGCCTCAGTCCAGCCGTTCATACGGCCGAAGGTGAAAACACCCTGCTCAAAGGTCTTAGTAGAGCCAGGGTTCAGGTCGCTCACGCCGTCGTAGTTCTGAGCGGCGCCGCCGAGCAGACCGAAGAAAGGCAGAACCGCGTACACAGTACCGCCCTGGTTCGCGTTGCCAAAGGTATCGCGCAGGCGCTGGTCGCCCACGATCGCACGAGACTCTCTCAGCTTATTCAGCTTAGGGTTGGGAACGGCAGACATATACTTGCCGAATGCCTTCTCATTGAAGGACTTAGCATCAAATTTCGCCATTATTGTTCAACTTCCTTTCAAAATTAGTTTGCCGCGTCAGGGTTGTTCTCCATATACGCAGCGAGTTCCTCGTAGGTCATCTTAGAATAGTCCGGGGGCTGGTTGTTAGGGTCACCGCTCTCACCAGGCTTGAAACCCTTGAATCCAGCCTTGCCAGTCTCGAACATAAAGCCGCTGTCAGGAGCCTCGGCCAGTTTCTTGATCTGGTCGGCCAGTCCCTTAACGGTGCCATCTGCGTCCAGCTCAGCCTTATCCAGGTCGAGCAGAGCCTTAACGGCTTTTACGTTCTTCGCTTTTGCCGCAGACAGAGCCAGCTCAACGGCGGTATCGATTTTGAGGCTTTTGATCTCAGCCTCATGGGCCTTCGCCGCAGTTGCGTTCTCGGTCTGGAGAGTTGCGATCTGGGTTTTCAGAGCTTCAACGTCGCCGGTAGAGGCCTTGAGGATCTCCAACTGCTTGTCGCGCTCCTTAACTGTGTCGGCAAGGTTTTTCTTCTCAGTGTTCAGCGTGTTAAAGTCAGCGCGTGCCACGAAGTTCTTACCGATCTCCTCGGAAACCTTCTTGTCGATCTCCTCGGAGTACGCTTCTCCCAAAATAGTTTTCAGCCAGTCCAACATATTTTCCTCCTGTCTCCCGCTATCCTTTTTATCCGGCCAGTCCCGGTATTGCGGGCGCGCTATTTATTGTCCGCCGCGCAAGGCGGTAATTTTTGTATGAAAAAAGCACCGCCTGCGTTATCCGCAGGGGTGCTCTAATCATTATTGCTTGTATGGGGCTCCACGGTCTCCTGTATCGCGTTTTAGCGCTGGGGCCCTTAGGTTTACCCTCTTAGAGTCATAGACACGATACAGGTCAATTATGAACCCAGAACATCAGCCTCAGACCCTTCAACAATCTCAAATACTTTGGGCGGAAAAAGGTAAGTTTCGTCGAGCTCAGTCATAACACGGTACCAACCTTTTTCGATAGACAGTACTTCACATACTGTACCAGTGGGCATGGCAACGAAGTCCGGCCCGATATACTTCACCTTCAATCCAACCACTCCTTAACAAAGAATTCAAACTTGCCGACGCCAGAACACTGTACCCAATGGACCTCAGCCTCTCGATCGCCCTCAGGCGTAGCGAGAACACCAAACCCCTTTGCGTGCTGCCAGTCCTCTGGCTTGCCGCCGTAACGGTCAGCATACTTCTCAGCTTTTCTAAAAGGAGACTTTACTCCCTTACCGGCAAAGACTTCTACGTCCTGAATCTTTGTACCTTCAGCAAAGTGGAACATCTCGCCGGTGTCAAGGTCCATGACTTCATAGTTACGGGCTTTCGCACCTACGGACCTCCCTATGATTATATCACGCTGCGGTAAGGTTGTAAGCGCTTTTGGTAGAAATTTTCTTTCCCACTCCTTATAGGTCATATCCTTAGGAACGGTATAACGCTTGCCCTCGTCGTCTCTTGCGAAACGGTCTCCGAGGTTTTCCATATCCTCATAGTAGGGTGCGGTCGTGCCGCGGCACCAGGGGTGGAAAGGCGGCGCAGTAACGCCGACTTTGTACTCACTCATAGGATAGACCTTACCGTCCAGAGAACCGCAAAGGCTGCAGGTCTCCTTGTCAAGGGTCTCCACGATCACGTACTTCTTAACGCCGAGATCGGTAAAGCAGTCTTTTCGCGCCATGTTGGCAAAGGCTGCTGTTTCAGTCATGACCAGGCGTCCAGCCTGCGAGCGGGAAACCTTAAAGCGATCAGCAATCGCCTTAATTGCCTTATCGGGTGCAGCGCCGCGCATGATTGTCTGAGTAAGCTGCGTGTTCACGCTGTTTACCAGGGCTTGCTTATTGGCCCAGATACGATCACTGAACGTCTGGGCGTCCAGAGTCCAAGGTCTTGCGAGTACCTTCTTGATCGTGTCGTCGGTCAAACCGTGAAGAGTCCAACCGACCCCGATACCCTTTTGCAGCTCAAAGGCTGTATGGTAATAACCACGTTCATAAACTTCCGCGAGAGAAGTCTCAAGCAGCTCCGTCTGGGCTCCGTGCAGAGCTTCGGCTTGCGCCTGGAGCTGGAGCTTGAGACTATCAAGCCTCGATACATGAACGCGGGCAGAAGCGTTTTTAAGCTGCTTATACCACGCCTGAGAGACTGCGTTCTCTTGACCGTATTTTATATATTCTTCAACGGTCCACCTGAACTCGTCAAGCTCCTGCGTGGTAAGCAGCTTATTAGCCTCGGCGAGAGTTATGCCATTCTCAGTAGCAAAGCGCTGATACCATTTCGCGATTTGCGATTCTATATCCTGAATAGCGGTTGCATACTGCCGCTCGAGGTTCTTTACATAATCATAGCCGGTATCGAGCAAGGACTCTTCAAGAATCCGCATTCGATTGGCCCAGTATCTATCATTCCTCATTTACCGGCTCACCGCCTTCGGGATTGCGCAAAGCGTTGGCCTGCTCAAAGGCTGCGCGGTAGGGGTCAGCTTCCTCTTTCTGCTTTTCGAGGCGTTCCAGCTCTGCCGCTGGGTCATCGACCCACGGGTGCATAGCTACGATCGTCTCGTCAGAGATAATGCCGACAGACTTCGCACAGTTATCGATAGACTCGGACTCGTTGATAAAAATATCGCGGTTGAAGATAACCGTAATATCTTCGGACTCAAACGAGCCCTTGCCGGTGTTAGCGAGGTGCGTATTGACAAACCAGAGAATCTCTTCAAAAGCAGCTTGCAGCTCGGTCTCCATTGCGTTCGCGTCGAGGTCGATGTCGCAATACATGCTCTGGATATTCATCTGGTTAGGAGTACCGGAAAGTCGGTCGTCCTTTGCGTCGTAGCTGCGGAGGTTCTCAATGAGCGCCTTTTTCAGAAGCTCCAGAACAGTCTTATAGTTCTCAGCGTTTACCGTGATCTCGAGACTGTCCACACCGCCGTCAGTACCTTCAACCGTGCGGACCTTGATAGCTCCGTAGGTAGTGAGGTTGCGCCGGAACTCGCCGAGGTCCTGGCCGTCGTAGTTCTTGAGCACGAGAACCGTGTTCCGCACGTCTTCCTCCATGTTATTCACAAAGTCAGACTGGAGCAGGTTGATCGCGTCTTGCAGCGAACGACCGCGGCGAATCAAGGGAATCTCTTTCGCGTTGTACTTGATAGGGATAAGCGGAAAGTGTTCCCAGTTCAGAGGCTTTTCATTGCCCCTGGCGTCTTTCGCCTTAACATAGGACTGCTTCTCGGTGTCCTGTGTCAGCCTGCCGTCCTCAAAGGTGTAAGTCGTAACGCCGTCCATAGTGAAAAGGTCGACCTTCTTGACGATCTTCTTCTCAGTTCCGTAGTACACCTCAACAGGATAGAGCCGCAAAGCCGAGTCAAGCTCAGTGTGCGCGGCGTCGGCCCAGAAAGGGAGCACCTCATAGCCGGGGAACACGCGGAAAGCAAGCTCGCCGCTTTTGTTATAGTAGGGGTAGAGCCAGGAGATACCTGCGTTAAAGCACTCGACTCCTGCGGTTTTCAGGGTACGCATGAACTTCATGCCGAGAATCTTCTTGATCTCAGCTACGTACCCGTCATTATCGCAGGAAAAGGAGATTGGCTGACCGAGCAGGTAGTTGGCCTTCTGGTCTACGTGTTTCGCGTATTGGTTATCCACGATACGGTTGTTCGGAAGGTTCTCCACAGGAATCAGCTTCCCGTCAGGACCGATCGCGGTGCGTTTGCGCCGCAGAATATCGTGGTTGCCGACATAATATCGGTCGCCGTCAAGCATTTCCTTACGCTCCGGGGAAGACTCCCAGGCGTCAAGCTCTCTGGCGTAGAACTCAAGCTCAGTGATCGGCCTGCCGGCACGGAGGCGCAGATTAAAAAGCTCTTGCTCAATAGGGTTCATAAATAAAGGCATGATCTCGCCTCCTTAAAAACTAAATCTCGACGGCTGGAACGCAGCGCGGACGAAGTAGCGGGTATCGTCCATTGCGTGGTCGTCGGTTTTAAGAGGCCGGTCGTCGATCGCTTTTTCATCCCAGCGGTAGAGACCGAACTCTCGAATACAGTCCTTACAGCAATCGCAGATAAAGAAGTCGCCAGCGTTTAGCCGAGTGGCGACATCGCGAATACCGTCAAGAACTCTATTGCTTGCAGGTTCAACCATAAAGCGGTCATGCCTGCGTACTACTTCGATAAAAGACGCAGCAGACGGGTCAACAATGAGCTTTCTGATCGGCAGGTTGCCGGCAAGCTCTTCGATCGCTGCATAATGCTCCTCGTCTGTTCGCTGGTGCCGCTGTTTTCGTCCGTCGTAGTAATACTCGCGAATGCGGTACCATTTTCCCTCGCACAGTCCCCACAGTCCGGCTGAAGTCGGGTTCAGAGTGCCGTAGTCGCAGGAGATTAGGTAGTCCTCGTAGCTACGAGGTATAGAAGGAACTACGTGGTAGTCCTTATTAAACATGGTATAAATTAGGCCCTCTGCAACGGTCCACAGACCTCTGATATAGCGGTCATAGAACACGCCGGAATACATACCCTCATATCTGGCCTTGATCTTACTGTCGAGACTGAGGTTGTCGTCCATAGTGAAGTGCAGGTAGAGCATATTGCGCTCTGCGGCCTTGCAAATCCACTCTTTATAAAACCAGTGGCCTGGACTTTCAGGGTTGCAGTTGAACCAGAACTTCGAGCCGGAGACAGAGCAACGTGCCATTGCCTGCTCGACAAAGGAACGCGGCATAAGCGCGACCTCATCGAAAAGGACGCCGGCCAGCGTGATACCCTGAATCAGTGTATAGCTGGACTCGTCTCGGCCACCGAAGAGGTAATAGGTGTTTGTCCGTTTCCCAACGGTCACGACCATCTTGTTCTCACTGCGGCGCTCAGTCACTGTGAAGAGGCCCTCAAGCCAGGTAGGAATATGAACGATCACGTTCCGGCGCAGAGCCTCGATCGTTCGGCCGCAGATAGCGAAACTCTGGTTATTAAACCTTGACATGCTCCAGAGGATAAAGCCAACCGTCATGGAGACTGTCTTGCCTGAACGAATGGAACCGTCACAGATAACGCCGTCGCGATTGCCGAAGGCCTTAGTCTTCCACCATATCAGAGTCGCCTTCTGCCGAGTGCTGAACTTCTGGTAGATCATTCAAATCCTCCTCTCCGATAGAATCGATCGCCTCGAAGAGGTTGTTCTCAGATTGCTCCTGTGTCGCGCCGCCCTCAAAGGTGCCGAGGTACTTACCAAGCAGCTCAAGCGCCTTAACCTTATCATGGAGCTTGACCTCCACGCCGTACTGGTTAGCCTTGATACCTGCTATAGCCGGTAGCTTCTCAGGAGCCAGCTCATCAGTCGGAATCATCTCAACCGTAGGCAGCAACCCAGTATTTACGACCTTAGCGAAGTCTGCGCCGTTCGCAAACGCGATAGCGGCAAGCTCCTGAAGGACTCGTTCCTGGGTGATCTCCAGCTTATTCTGGAGTTTGACCTGCCTTTTCTGGATTTCAGCCTGGATAACAGGTTTGGAAAGGTTTTCTGCGCCGATCTGCTGAGCCGTCTTTTTGCTGTACCCCGCTCGGATAGCGGCTTGCGTAGCATTCAGGTCGATCAAGTATTCATTTACAAAGCGCCTCTGTTTTGGCGTTAGCTTAGCCGCCACGCTCACCACCTCCTTCGGGGTAAAAGTGTAGTGGGACACTGCACCGGAGGCCCGCGCAGTGTCCCACTAAAAAGACTCGGACGTTTTCCATCCGAGTCTTCCGAGTATAAATTATATCGCGCGCGTAATGTGAATTAACGCGCTTTCGCCGAAAAAGTTTCCAACGCTCTCTTGTGTAGCGTCATTGTCCACCGGAAAGTAAGGTTCATACGAACCGCGATCTCCTCCCACTTGAGATAGTTGAGATACCGCAGCTCCAAAACCTGTTTCAGAGTCGGGTCCTCGACATACTGGTCGATCGCTCTGCCGATTTCAGCCTCAGCCCTTGTAAGAGCATTGATCTCGTCCAGTATCTCACTCTGCAGGTCAACGATATTGCAGGCGCAGTCCTCTACCTTCTTAGAGGGAAGAGAGGAGAATGCGGCTACCGGCTTTATCGCCGCTGTGATAGACTCGGCGATCTGCTGCCAACTATCAATGCGCTCTCGCTTTGCCTGAATCCGTGCTCTGGACCGATAGCCGCGGTTGAGAAACTCTTTTGCTTCATCTCTTGTCATGCTGTACCTCCTTGATTCTTGCTTTCAGCGCCTCAAGGCAAGCGTTCTGCCGCACCTCCTTCGGCGCAAGTATGTCGTCTAAAACTCTGTAGTCATAGGTGCCTTTCATCAGGATATGGTGAATCAGGACCGTTTTCTTCTGCCCTGGACGGTGCAAGCGCTTATTTGCCTGCTGGTATAGCTCAAGGCTGGTGGGTAGGCCGTACCATATCGCGATATGGCCTCCAGCTTGAAGGTTCAGCCCATGCCCAGCGCTTGCGGGGTGCGCCAGCATGATCGGAATCTTGCCTTCGTTCCAGCGGACGACTGCGCCGTCCTCCTTAATATCTACGGCCTCAGGATAACGCTCCATGATTCTGTCTCGCTCATGCCGAAAAGCGTAGAACACAAGAACAGGCTGGCCGTTCGCCTCTTCGATCAACTGGTCCAGGGCCTCGAGCTTACACTTATGGAGAACCTTGACCTTGCCGTTCTCATCGTACGCCGCGCCACCTGCAGCTTGCAGCAGCTTATTAGTCAGGACCGCAGCAGTAGGAGCGTCAATATCGCCGTCAGCAAACGGAAGAAGAGTGTCCCGCTCCAGAGTCTTATAGAGGTCCATTGCCTCAGGCGTCAGCTCAAACTCTCTCCGCAGGAATAGCCTATCAGGTAGCTGCAAATAGTCTGCGGCGTTCATGCTGATACAGAGCTTGCCGATCTTCTCGTAAATCTGTTCCTCCGCGCCGTCTTTCAGTTTCCAGGAAAAGATCGTAGACGCGTTCCGCTTATCTGGCAGGAAGTAGGTATCGCGGTACCCAGTCAGGGTCTTGCCTAAAGCCTTTCCCTCGTCCAGCAGATACATCTCCGGCCATAGGTCAAGCAGACCGTTCGGCGACGGCGTGCCGGTAAGCCCGACAATTCTCTTGATGTACTTCCGTACCTTTTTCAGGGCCCTAAACCGCTGCGCCTTGCTGGACTTAAAACTCGACAGCTCATCGATGATGACCATATCAAAAGGCCACTTGCTCTTATAGTAGTCGACAAGCCAGACTACATTCTCGCGGTTCACGACATAGATGTCTGCCTCCCGCTCGCAAGCTGCGGTACGCTCAGCCTTCGACCCCAGTATCATAGAGAGCCTCAGGTGATTCAGGTGGTCCCACTTCTTGATCTCGGGCGGCCAGGTCTCACGCGCCGGCTTCAGCGGAGCGATCACCAGAACCTTGCTCACCGCGAAGTAGTCGTTTAAGAGCTTGTCCGCTGCAGTTAGGCTTACTACCGTTTTCCCCATACCCATATCCAGCAATAGCCCCGCCTCTGGATTTTCAATGATAAAGTTCTCTGCGAAGGCCTGGTAGTAATACGGCTTAAACTCCATACTCCCTCAACCTCGCTTTCAAGTCCTCCATATCGGAGATACGCCATACAGCGCAACCGAGCCCGACGAGTGTCGCGATAACCTTCTTCTGTCTGACACTCAACCCGTCACTCAGCCCCGGGCGCTTGACCTCTATAAAAATGACTTTGCCTCCCGGCAATATCGCGATTCTGTCTGGCACCCCCGGGGCTCCAGGGCTTACCCACTTGTACGCTTTACCGCCGAGTGACTTTATATAGTCGCATAGCTTTCTTTCAAAAGTGCTTTCGTACATTGATTTCCTCCTTCAGGTAGTCGAGTAGCAGACGGAACAAAGATTTCCTATATATACGTATAATGCGAGGGGGCGACGTCATTGTGTCGAGTGTCCCTTTACTTTTTCAAAAAATCTTTTTATGTTTTATCGACTACAAGTACTACCAATAGCCAAAAAGCCTTGATATATAAGGGTTTTTCGAGGTAGCAGAGTAGGTAGCACTTTGCTGCTGGTAGTTCGCAAAGTGCTACCTTTGTTGCTTCTGTTCCTGTACGACCTACCCCTTAGCGAAAAAAGTTGGCCGTACAAGTGCTACCTTTGTTGCATTACACCTCTTTCACAAAACCTCTCTGCCTTCCATAAATAGCTCCGCATTGGACGGAGGTGGACAACCGCCAGCCCGGAATCATGCGCAGGAGGCCGATGATCTCCCTCGCCTGGGCTTGTGAGTACCCCTTCGGGTCACCCTTAAAGAGCTCTTGCCATATCTCAAGAGCGCATACCTTCGTCCTCTGAACGGTGCCCTCGCGCTCCTCGCCGAAGCCGCCGCTCCAGAACATGAGTCTCTTTTCGAGGTCCCAATCGTCCCAGCCCTCAGGCAGCGGAACAGCAAGGAAGTTCTCGATCAAGCCGAGCTTACCGTTTGCCTCAGTGTGATCGGCCTGCACCTTGCGGGCCATCTCCTCGACCGCGCTGTCCAGGTACCAGGTTTCTCCGGCCTCGTAGTAAGTAACGACCTCGGCCCATATCTGATCGACGATCGCAGACGTCAGCTTCTCCCCAAGGGTTTTCCCGGCGTCCGTTACAACGACCGGCCAGAACCGGCGAGCGCCTGTCGGGTCTCTCAAAAACTCTTCATCGTTGGTCGTGCCGAAGAAAGCGCACTGCCTCGGGTGACATTGAGTGCGGCGCGCGTATGCCGCGCGGTAGTTGTCCTCCTGTTTGGAGACAAACTGCTTGATCGACTCAATCTCTGCCTTCCTGGTCGCAGCCATTTCTCCGAGCTCGATTATCCAGAAGCCCTGGAGCTGTTCGTAGGCGTCCTTACCGGTCATAGTATAGAGCGAGTCAGAGAACCAGTCCTTGCCGAGTTTCTTCAAGGTCGTACTCTTGCGGCAGCCCTGGGGACCTACAAGGACCAGCATGTGGTCATGCTTGCAGCCAGGAGACAGGATTCTTGCGGCCGCGCCAATCAGTGCTTTGCGGGTTACCGTTCTGACATATCTCGAGTCCTCAGCCCCGAGGTAGTCAATGAACACGGTCTCGCAGCGTTTCTCGCCGTCCCAGACGAGGCTTTGCAGGTACTCCCTGACAGGGTGCCGCGTCACATCGGCAAGTGCCAGGTCTACGCCTTCGCGAGTCTTTGGCATACTGTCGATCTTATAGTCTTTCTCCAAAATGTTATGGACGCCGGCATCGTCAGTATCGTCCCAGGAACGAGGCTTAGGACCTGCTTTTCTCCAGGGAAGATCACCGCAAACCATAGGCCGCTCCATAAACTCGTCGAAGTAGAATGCGCCCTTAAAGCGTGGGTCATTCTTGACGATAATACGAATGTTCTCGACCGTAGTCGCCGCGTGTCCGGTTTTCGGGTTGACCTCAAGCTGAGATACCCAGTTCATATCTGGGGCTTCGTCGCCCTCGCCGAAGAGCTGAACGATGTAGTCGAGCTGCTTGCTCTGCAGCTCCTTCATAACGCTCTCGCAGTTGGTCTCAATCCACTTACACATATTTTTATAGGAAGGAAGGTTGTTTGCCGCGGTGTTTGCGGGCTTACCTTCATCGTCCTTACCGAACATGTGAATGCGGACGAGGTCGAAGGCGTTGCAGAGTTTGCCGCAGGTAGGGTCTGTGCTGTGGTGGCTGTACGCAAAGCGGCCGTCTTCGTAGATCACGAGGCCACCGGAAGTAGAGCCGCCTTTGTAGGTATAGCGGCCGTTCTCACCTTTGATATAGACCTCAGGAAGGAAGGCCTCAATCGCATCCTCCACGGAGTAGGTGCGGCAGAATGCACCGACGATACCATCCTTCGTGGTAGGGTCGCCTTGCTTATCGGCAAGACGGCGAATCGTGCCAGACTTTCTGCTGGACACAGGCCACTGAGTAGGGTCTTTCCAGTCTGCATATCTCGCAAGCTGTTCGTCGGCGTCCAGCCAGGGGCCGTCCTGCACCTCATACCTGAACTCACCATCAGAGGACGCGCTCGCCCAGTACATGAGTCTATGAGGCTCATAGGTAGTATCGTCGCACATGTCGATACCTATATCGCCGGCAACTCTGCGGGCGATCGCCTCATATTCCTCTGGCGACACAGGCCTTGACAGCGGTAACACCAGGCGCAGACGTGGTGCCTTTGCTGTATGGCTGTGGGTGCTGTAGAGCACCGCGGCGCAGCCGAGAATCAGCTCAACTGTGGGCCAAGGGTCCTCGCCAGCCGTAATCGAGTCCATATCCAGAGTAATCAGCCTGCGCTGCTGTACGGCGTCGATCTTACGGCGGCCGCCCTTGAGGGTACCACCTACAAAGCCGCCGACGTCTTTCGCGTTGTCACGCTCTTCCTTTGGCATGCGGAAGTACTCAGCCTGAGTCTCCTGCGTTCTTGTCACTCGGCCGAGCTTATCAACAAACTCAGACCAGAGCAGTTCTTTTGTCTTCCAGCTTGCTGAACGCCGCGAGCTACCCGTCGCGATCGTTATCAAGCCATCATATTGAAGTGGTGCCATTAAAATGTACCTGCCCTTGTTACTACTCTCGTGATACCTGCGTTCTTAATCATGCGGTCACAGATATTACAGGGAGCAGGGTCAATGCTATCATCAAGGCAAGCGAGATAGAGAGTAGCGCCTCGCATAGCGCGTCTCGGCGCGCTGATGATCGCATTTTGTTCGGCGTGAACTGCAACGCAGGTTCCGTACTGGTCTCCATGCCTGGCGGCGTGGGCGTCGATCGGGGTAGAGTGCTCTTTACAGTAGCACCGACCGACGTCGCAGCAGTTGGCCTCGCCTCTGGGCGCACCGTTGTAACCGGTGGCGATGATCTCATCGTCCGCGACAATTACGGCGCCATACTGCCGGCGAAGGCAAGTAGACCGAGCTGCAACCGCCTTCGCGATATTCAGATAGTAGTTGTCTTTATCGATTCTCATTTGACCTCACCATCCTTATTCCAAGATTCTATGTCGACGCCGATTTCTTTCAGCTTGTAGGTGCAGAGCCAGATATTGTCGCCCTCATCCAGTTCGTATCTCTTAATGAGGTCAAAATACTCAGCTTTGAAACGATCGTAAAACCGTCTTAACCGCTTTGCGCCAAACCCGAATTGCGCGTGTAGCTGCCAAAGTATAATGGCGTCGAGTTCGTTCGCGTGCTTGCGGTCGTACTCTGCAAGCTGTCTCTGGATTTCGAGATTCATGGCCTTGCGTTCGGCTGCGGTAAGATCAGCGCCGAAAACCTTACCGCCTGCCTTTTTAACACGCACGACTATCTGCCGCTGCTACCGAAGGCTCCAGACCCCCGGGCAGCGCCCTCCTCGTAGATGAACTCAGGAATGACGACCGGCATAATCACGAGCTGGCCGATACGGTCGCCCTTCTTGATGTCGTACCCGTCGTTGCCGACATTGGAGACGATCGCGTGAACCTCTCCGCGATAGCCAGAATCGATTGGCGGCAGTTCGCATACAATGCCTTTGGCGCTCAGGCTGCTCCTCGGAAAGATATAACCCACATAGCCGTCGGGCAGCTCCAGACCAAACCCGAGAGGGAACTTATACACCTGCCCAGGATAGATCGTCTGGTCTTTGGGGCTGAACACGTCAGCCCCTGCGTCGTTGTCATGCGCTCTCTTCGGCGCAGGACCGTTAAAGTCAATCAGTTTTATCTTCATTCTCGTACCTCCATGCAAAGCGGGAAGTCAGCCTCAAGAATATCCGTCGGCGTCATATCCGAGCGAATGGGGTTTCCGCAGCACATCTTACCCTCTTTACATGTACCGAACATGCAGAACGGTCCACAAGTAAAGAGGTCAGGCGCCAGCTCATAAAGCTGCTCCCAGATTCTAAGCATTACGTAGCGGGTCTCGGTCGTGTTACGACGGCAAACTCTCTGGCTAATCATGTGCTTCCACTGGTACGGAGTTGCGCTGATGATAAGTACATTGCGGAGACCCTGCGGCGCCAAGTAGCCTGCAGCGTCATTATCGAGCTCATACTCAACGAGCAGCTTGTACTTGCGCATAGCGTCCTGGCACTGAGAGAGGTAGGAAAAGCGCATTTGACTGTCCAGCAGCTCATACGGAACCACAAAATCGGCCTCGTCGGAATAATCGCTGTACTGCAGCGAAGCAGACATGAACTTGACCTCATTCTGGTGCCGTGTGATCTGCGCCAGGAACCGTCTGGACGCGCCAACCACAACAACATTGATTACGCCGAACTTCTGAATCGTGGGGTGCGGCAGGCTGGTCATATTCTGCACGGTCTTCTCGGTATAGCTCTTATCGTAGAGGCGGAGAAAGTCGTCCAGGTCCTTTACCTTATGGCCCGACTGCGTAAGTCTGGCCGCGCAGACCATCATCTTTTCGGCTTCGGAAATAGCCGTGGGGTTCAGCACAGCGACCTTGATCTTATCCATTATCTTTCGCCTCCTCTTCAACGACCGCTCTCAGAATCAGCAAGTAGTTGATACTGTCGGTGATCTTCTCAATCCAGCGGTCGCGTTTATACTTCTTTCCGTCGGTGCACATATCGGAGACCGATACAATGTGCTTTGCCAACATACCGAACAGTGCGGCCTTCTGCGTGGTGCCGGTAATTGCGGCAGCCTTCTTGAAGTGGGCGAGCCGGTCGACCTCGTTTGTCTCTACCGCGTCCGGCGCGTACTCATGCCCCTTATTGAGAAGCAGGTTCTCGCAGGTCAAAAGCTGCTCTTTGACCGCTTTGTTAAACTCATCTATCCTCATTTGCATTCACCCCCAGCATGAGATACCTTGTATCGATCGGCACAGCAAGAGCCGTTTTTACTGGCGCAGCATCTTGTGCCAATAGGCCAGTCAGGTCAAAGCCAAGTGCTTTCAGATACTCCACGCCCAGCTTTGCGTCTTTAAGCTGCTGAACATTCAAAATCACATTATCGTAATTCCGGCCTACCTCATTACGCAGAGTACCAAACTTGCGCCTAATTGCAACTCTCGACTCGGAGTTTTCATCAAATTCTCGCGACTTCATTCTGTTATAGGCTGCGTCTTGCCCGCAGATAAAATCATAGCAAGTACTATGTACTGAGCCATAGTACCGACCTGCAGTAGTGAGGTCCTTTTCATGTTCAGAATGCCATTCTGCGACAAGCTGATCTGCCTCGGTAAAAAGGGACTGCACCTTGTCTGCAATTTCGCGAAGGCCTACCTTTTCATAGAGCTCCTCGTCATACTTCTCCAGCGCCATTCTGCACTGCTCATCCACAGTAGAAAGCGCTTGACTTTTCGACTGCTCAAGCCATTTAATCAAAAACTTTTTCGTCATAACTTTAATCCTTTCTGTAGTACTCACACTCGTAGGCGTCCGCTTTGAGAGGCAGACCCTCGGCCCAGCTGATAGGCTCGGCCATGATTGCACTGATCTCCGCAGCGGAGCTCATGCCGATCGGTACCTCGCAGATAACTTCGTCGTGAACATGGAACACAACAGGGAAACCGGCGCGCTCCAGACGATCGATTGCAACGGCGAGGCAGTCTCGTGCAGTAGCCTGAACGATATTCTCGACGAGCTTCGGCCCATAAGACTCAATACGGCCCCAGCCGCCAGAAGACTGAATCGTTCCTTCATAGGTGATACTGTCATCGTCGATTCTGGGCTTGACGTAGCTCAGCTCTCTACCGTTTGGAAGGCGCAGCTTGAGCAGGGGCCCTTGCTTGTAGAAACCCATGCCAAACGGTAGCTTTGTAGGAGCCTTTGTCTGGATAGTCCTGCGCGCCGCGGCGTCTGTGTCCCACCATAGCTTTGTGATCGCGGGGTTTGCCACGCGCCAGCTATTTACCAGAGGTTTCAGCTCAGACTCCTCCAGGCCCATCTCAAGAGCACCCATAGATTTCAGAGCGCCGACACTACCGCCATACCCGAGGGCGAGCTCTGCGATCTTTCCTTTCTGGCGCATGGGGTCGCCCTTTTTGACTGAGCCTTTCGGCAAGTGGAACATCTGCTCGGCCGAGGCCTCATAGATTTTGCCGTGAGTATTAAAAACCTCCATGCGCCACTCTTCGCTTGCGAGCCAGGCGATAACGCGAGCCTCAATCGCAGAGAAGTCTGACACAATAAAGCGATAACCAGGTCTCGGGATAAACGCAGTACGGATAAGCTGAGACAGGGTTCCCGAGATGTCGTCGAATAGAAGTTCCAGAGTCTCAAGGTCTCCTGCGGCTACGAGCTGCCGCGCAGTATCAAGGTCACGGTCCGGCATTTTATTTTGCGGAAGGTTCTGCATTTGAACCAGGCGGCCAGCCCAGCGACCAGTGCGCGCAGCGCCGTAGAACTGTGTCAGCCCGCGGATTCTACCGTCTGGGCAAGCTGTTCGCAGCATAGCGTTATATTTTTCAGTAGAGGTCTTTGCAAGGCCCGCTCGAATGTCGAGCATTTGATCTACCGCCGCACAGTCAGCATCAGCCCTTACGCCGGCGATCGACTTCTTATTAAGGCTCTCGACCTCTATGCCGGCCGTGTCCTCAATCCAGCCCTTGAGCTGGCTGGTACTTTTGGGGTTGTCGAGGCCCGTAAGCTCTTTCGCCTGTTCAAGCAGGCGGGCTTTGATAACGCCGTCGATCTCAACGGCGTGCTCAGCAAGGCTGAGGTCAACACCGACGCCGCGGTCATTGATATGCTGGTCATGAACCCAGAGAGGTTGTTCCTTTTCATAAATAGGAAAGCGGGAGAGCTTCTTTCTGATTGCGCGCTCTGCTTCAACGTCCTGCCGGTTATACTCTACATAGAGGTTCCAGCGGTCAGGGTCATGCTCAGGAAGATTGCGGGTCCTATTGCCGTTCGTCTTCGTAGGCTTACAAGGAATAGAGAAGTACCGAATAAGCGCTCGGCCGGTCTTAGACTTCTGCTTGTCCTCAGGAAGGCCGATGACCTCGCCAACAGCTTCCAAGCTACCAGGCAAACCAAGCTCTCTCGCCATAACTGCGGTGCAGCTCCATTGCTCGGGCGGTGTTACGCGGCCCATAAACGCGCTCAGACAAGTCCGTTCAAAAGACGCATTGAATGCTGTCTTCAAGATTTCGGGGTCATACAGAGCGTCCTGAAGCTCCTGGGGCAAGCTCTGGCCCTTAGCGAGGTCGATCACCTCAACAGGACCGTCGTCCCAGGCATACCCAAATAGCAGAATCTCAAAGTCTGGACTCTGCGCATAAGCGTAAACCCCGCACTTCTGCAGAGAGACTGAGCTATAGGTCTCAATATCGATTGCTAAAGTTTTCATCTTTGCCTCCTTTCTTCTGCAAACGCCCGCCTCAGCTTTTTACTGAGACGGGCGTTCATACTTAACCGAGGAGGTCGTTATCGTCCTCATCTTCCCAGCCGTCGTCCCAATCGGAGTCGGTAACAACGCCGCCGCCCAGGGGCTCGCCATCGTAGAGCTTCATAATACCGTTCAGGCCGGCAGAGATACCCTTGTTGCCCTGGGTGTCGTAGACGTAGAAGTTGATGATCGCGCGGCCGTAGCAGCCGGAGTACAGTTCCTGGGGGTCAGTCAGAGGGGTCTTATCCGAGTGCACCAGGACCGGCTTATTGTTGGAGCTGACAGTAATAACGTAGCAGCCCTTGCACTCCTCGCCGAACTCGCCGCCGTTGGGACGCTCACCGTCGCCGTCGTGCAGGGTGCTCTTGAGGTTGGTCGGCAGTTTCTTGCCGCTGTTGGCCGCGATATACTTCTGCTTCGCCTCTTCCATAGCAGCCTTGATCTTCTGAATGGTAGCCTTGTCAGACTTCGGAATCAGAAGGGTAACGCTATACTTCTCCTTAGCGCCTTCCTGAGCAGCGCGAGGGGTGAAGAGGTTGCAGTAGGAAAAACGGACCTTACCAGTAGTAATTTGAGTAGACATAATTCATTCTCCTTTAATATAGATAGTTTTCTTCTGAACGCCGTACTCTACGGCGGCTTCATGTGAATCAAAATAAATGTCAAGGGTATTGCCTTTGACCGCGTTGCCAGTGTCCTCAGCTATGTACTCGTGGCCGTCGATGATGATCGCGGTACCGAGCGGAATCACGTCGGGGTCAACTGAAACGGTACGCCCGGCGGTAGGAATCGTGCCGCTCTTCGTTCGCTGCACATAGTCAGTTCCTACTCTGGACGGGTGCTCTGAGCTCCAGATACCGCAGCACTTTACGCAAGTGCAGTAAGCTGTCGTTCTGAACTCGCCCAGGCAAACCGGTTCGGGCGTAGACTCGGGCTCAACCGGAGTCTCAACCTGCGGGGTAGGCTCTTCGACGATCGGCTCAACAACGGAAGCGCTCGGCCGCGTAATGACTGAGATCGCCAAGGCCACGGTAAGGGCCAGGATGAGGAGCCATTGGATTTTGATAAGTCGGATTCTCGCCCGAGTTCTGCGTCTTGCTGCTTCCGTCATGACGATATCTCCTACTTATCGAACTCAGCGAGGAGCTGTTCTTCGGGTCGGAACTCAGGACGCTTGTCCTTCGCAGGGGCGAGAGTAGGCTTGCCCTGGGGCTTGACGATCAGCTCGCCGAGTGTCTCGGCTACAGCCTTTTTACCGAAGTCCTTTTCCATCTGAGTCAGAGTAATCAGCTTGCGCTCATAGAGAAGGCTTTCGTCGTAGCCGGCAGACTTCATAGCAGCCACGACCTTCAACTCATCGGCGAACCTGCGATTGCTGCGGCCCTCGACCATTTTCCAGCCCTCAACAGGCTGACCTGCAAGAAGGGTAGAAGAGACAAGGCTCTCAAGATCAGCCAGCCAGGACTGAATATCTCCAGCCTGTTCCAGAATCTTGCCGGCGTCCTCAGGAGTCAGAAGCAGGATGTTGGGAGCTTCATCAAAGAGCTTGAGGTTCTTATCGGCACGGGCTTTGCACTGGGCTTTTGCTCGGCAGAACTTGCAGACCTCTTCGGAAGGCGCAAACTCGCCCTCGCCCTTATAAGCCAGCTTTGCTCGGGGCTTGACATACTTCTCAGCCCACTCAAGCAGCTCCTTGACAGTGATCTCGTCAGAGCTCTGCACGCCAGAGAGGCGAGGCTGGAAGATCGTCATACGAACAGAGTCAATATCGAAAAGGGTATTGTATTCGAGGTAAGCGCCCAAAGCGTAGAGCTTCATCTGCGGGTTGCCGGTAGCCTCAACGCGAACGCCTTTGCCGTACTTGAAGTCGATGATCTCGAGTACGTTGTCCGACACAATAATGCAGTCACCAGTACCGAATCCGTCTTTGACGTACTTTGAGAAGTCCACACGAACCTCAAGAGCCGTAAAGGCGTCCTCACAAGTCTCTCGAGCGGCGGCAGTCTTTTCTGCAACGAACTTCGCATAGTCGTTCGCGCATTCCTGCATTTCAGCGTTGTAGTACTTGCCTTTAGCAAGCTCGTCGCGCTGGTTCTCATATTCGGCCTCACTGATCTCACCGAGCCAGTAGCGAGCGGTCAGCTCACAAAGCTCATGAGCGGCGGTGCCTTCCTCGGCGTACTCGCTTGTGCTCTGCGGAAACTGCAGTTCAAGCTGAGCGCTGGGTGTACACTCGAGCCAGCGATGAGCGCCGCTGGCAGACAGCAGAGCATGTTTAGCCATTGACGTTCACCAGCTCTCTCATAAGCGCCGGATAGTCTTCCGTGCGGCTATCAAAATCGGACAGCTTCTTGCAGCCGAACTTCGCAAATGCAGCAGCAAGCTCTTTCTGCTTACCGGCCTTAGACAGTTTCAAGGCTACAGCGCGAATATCGGTCTTCGTGATCGGCTTTTCTTCTCCAGTAGGCTTGTCCTCTTCGGCAGGCTTATCAGGTTCGACGGGTTTCTCAGAAGGAGCGTCGAACATGCTCAGCTGTCCGGGAATTTCAGTATCAGGGAGCAGGGCTCTCAGTTTACTCAGGTTTTCCTGAGTCAGTTCCATAGTTACAGTTATTTTCATTTTTGGTTGCCTCCTTGTTTTTCTTCCAAGCTTCATAGGCCTGGACATTTTGCGGGTTTTCATAAAAAGCTGTGACCGCGGCGCAAAGGCGATCAAGCATTACTTGTTCTCTTGCAAGAGCAGAATCGGCGAGCACTTGTCGCATTTTGTCCTTTAGGACAAATCAGCCGCAAAAAAAATTGCGTTGGTAGTAGGCGGGTCAAGCGCCAAGAGCTCTTTACAAATCTGAACCTCAGGCACAGTAAAGGCGGTTTCACCTTTGATTTTGCGGTAAGCGTTCCGTACGCTCCAGCCCTGCGCGTCCGCAAGGCCCTTAACAGTAACGCCCTGCAAAACCATGTGTGCCTGAAGAAGTCTGGTGTTAATCATACTATATGCGGCCTCCTTTCGTTAGTGTAACCACAGCGCGTTGTGTTTTTGTCCCAAAGGACAAATCCATTATAGCGCGGTAGTTTCCGTTTGTAAATGGCTTTTAGGAAAATTTTTTCTCCTTAGTGACAAAAACTATTCCCTTTATGACACGCGCGTGATATAATGTGTCTAAGAGGTGATTTATGATGACGACAGGCGACAGAATCCACTATCTAAGAACTCAGCTGGGATTCACTTTACAGGAGCTCGGTGACCGTGTTGGCGTCGGTGCAAGCACCGTTCGTAAATGGGAAACTGGGTCTATAAAAACTCTTCGTACAGATAAAATGCAGAAGCTCTCGCAGGCGCTTGATACTACGGTTGACTATCTCATGGGCTGGACTGACAATAGCGTAAACGTCGGAACGGTGGGGACCAATAACGGCGTGATCGGCCAGAACTCCGGAGAGATTCATCTGGAGCAGCAGCGCTCAAAAGAAGAGGCTGAGCTTTTACGCATTTTCGCTGGGCTCGACGTTAAGCGTCGTATGGAGCTCCTTATGACGGCAATCCGTCTTGAAGAGGAGCAGAACCAATGAACGCCTGGAGCCGAGAGGACATAGTAGTCGCTTTCGCGCTCTACTGTGTAACGCCTCTCAATAAGATCAACCCCAGCAACAAGGTCATTCAGCAGGTGGCTGAGATCATACCGCACTCAGTCGCCTCAATCGTAATGCGCATGAGGAACTTTCAGTTTATAGACCCGAAGGTTTCCTCTGGACTCAAGAACGTAGCAAAAGCCGATCGACTGATCTACGAGGAGTTCAAGCACGACTGGGGCGCGTTGAGCCTTGAGGCGGAGACTCTTACCGGTCTTGACCTCTTTGACTCTTCACCCTTGCAAGGAGCAAAGGCGCTTTCCTCTTTGACCGATCACAGCAAGGTAACCCGTGAGCGGTACTTCTTTAAGAAGGCGGTTCTTGCTACGTACAGCGGTCGGTGCTTTATTTCCGGCTGCGCGCTGCCGCAAATGCTTGTCGCGAGTCATATCAAACCGTATTCTCACTGCCGGGACTCCGCAGACCGGACCAGTCCAGAGAACGGCATTTGCCTGAATACGTTCTACGATAAGGCCTTTGACCGAGGCCTCATAACGATCACCCCGTCCATGAAAATCCATGTTTCGCCGTCAATTCTCAATGCCCCTCAGGACGCCTTTACAGCCCGCTGGCTGACTTCTCTCGACGGGAATGTTTTACCCCCCCCCCGATTTCCGCCGCGTAGAGAGCTCCTGGAGTACCATAACGACGTAATTTTTAAGAGGGAGGCAGAAAGTACATGAATACAGTAATCTACGCACGCTATTCTGCCGGCCCGAGACAGACCGATCAGAGTATCGACGGTCAGCTCAGAGTCTGCACAGAGTTCTGTAAGCAGCGGGGCTTGACCGTAATTGACACCTACTGCGACCGACATATCTCGGGGCGAACAGACGAGCGCCCAGAGTTTCAGCGACTCATTGCAGACGCTAAGGCCCATAAGTTCGAGGCCGTTGTCGTCTACAAGACAGACCGCTTTGCGCGGAACAAATATGACAGCGCGATCTATAAGCGGGAGCTCAGGCGAAACGGCATTCAAATATTCTATGCCGCGGAAGCCATACCGGAAGGCCCTGAGGGGATTATCCTCGAGAGCCTCATGGAAGGCCTTGCAGAATACTACTCTGCGGAGCTCGCTCAAAAGATCAAGCGCGGCCTGAATGAGAGTGCGCTCAAGTGCCAGAGTCTCGGAAGCGGTAGGCCCCTCGGCTACACAGTAGACGAGCAGAAGCACTTCCAGATTGACCCAGAGTCTTCCCAGGCAGTCAAGACGATCTTCGAGATGTATATCAAGGGCGAGTCAAATGCTGCGATATGCGACTACCTGAACGCCCGTGGCCTTCGTACCTCGCAGGGGAACCTCTTCAACAAGAACAGTATCAACCGAATTATCAAGAACCGAAAGTACATCGGCGAGTATCGGTATAACGATATAGTAGTTGAGGGTGGCATGCCTGCGATCATCTCGAAAGAGACCTTCTGCCTGGCTCAGGCCGAAATGGAACGCCGGCGCACACATAGAGCACCGGTATCGCCGAAAGCGGAATACCTTTTGGCCGGGAAACTTTTCTGCGGTCATTGTAAAGGGCCAATGCAGGGAGTCAGCGGCACAGGCAAAAGCGGGAACAAGTGGTACTACTATTACTGTGCGAACACTCGAGGCAAAGAGAGGACCTGCGACAAAAAGCAGGTGTCCCGTGATCGCCTTGAGAAGGCCGTCGTAGACTTCACCGTTCGCTATATCCTCCAGGAAGACGTCCTTGAGGAGCTATCGAAGAAGGTGTATGCGGCGCAAGAACGCCAAAATAATACCGCCTCGGAGATCGCCTTTTACGAGAAGAAGCTGGCCGAGAATAAAAAGGCCATAGCTAACATACTTCGGGCGATTGAGTCCGGAGCGATGACCCAGGCTCTGCCTGCACGCCTCCAGGAGTTGGAGAACGAGCAGACAGTTATCCAGGGCGAACTCAGCTATCTAAAGGGCGCGCGTCTGGCCTTTACAGAGGACCAGATTCTCTTTGCGTTACTGCAGCACCTCGACCCGCGACCTGGTGAGTCGGAGCAGGACTACCACAGGCGCATTATTACTGACTTCGTGTCAGAGGTTTACCTTTACGACGACAGAATGCTGATTTACTTTAATATAAGTAGCGCAGACGGTAAGCTCAAGCACGCAGACCTGTCTGCAATAGAGTCCGGCGTGTTCGACGCAGGACTCACCAGCTCCACCAATTTGCCGCATCGTTTTGTACGATGCGGCGTTTTTTATGCCTAAAAAACATTGGCAGACCGTGCCGGGCTCCGAACCCTGAAGTCGGATGCGAACCGGGCGGGGTCATCCATGTACTTTTTGAAAATCCATCGCTTTCACGTCTCTTTCTTTGCATTTTGCAGAGTGCTGCGGGCAAGTGCATCGCTTTTATGCCCCCTTCTCGGAAATTCCTTCAAAAATTTCCGCACCATCGTAGGTTGACACAGCCTTGAGCTGTTCCACTTGGTTGAAGCTGGCGTTCAGGGTGATCGAGATCTCATAGTCTTTTCGGACGCGAATCTCCTTGATGAACTGCTGCAAAATGGCGCGGCGTTCATCGTGGTTGGCGGTGTCGTAAACATCCGCCCATGTAAACAGCTCGTTGCAGATGTAGTTGCTACGCTTTGCCGTTTTGGTGGCTTCTTCGTATTCTTCCTGTGCCTGCACGAGCTGCTTTTCCAGGGTTTCCAGTGCATCTTTTGCTTCGGCCACCAGTGTGCCGAGCAATTCTTTGTCCAAGGCACTTACGCCCCGGATGACCAGAATGGTTTCGGCTTTCAGGTCGTCCAGCTCTTTCTGCTTGGCTTCCAAGTCTTTCTGGATTTTCTTGATTTTCTTCTGGATGCGGGCGGCATCGTTGGTCTTGACCGATTCCAGCAGCTTCTTCCGGGAAACCTCGCGGAACTGTGCGAAGATCTGCCGGACAACTTCTTCTACAATAGAATCCAGCTTGGAAACACCGTAGCCGGACTGCCCATCGCAGTCACCCGGATGCCGAATCTTATAAAAGCAGCTATAGCGCGGCCGGACTTCTTTCACCGTATGCCCATCTGCGTAGGTGTGTGTCCGTCCGCTGCTGGTCAGGCTCAAGCGGTTGCCGCAGTGACCGCAGTAAACCAGCCCGGTCAACAGGGCTTTGGAACTGGTGCCCAGTGAAGTGCCGCCACGCTCACAAGTACGTGCCTGCCGCAATTCCTGTGCCTGCTCGAACAGCTCTGGTTCGATGATGCGGAGCTGTGGGCACTCGGTTTCCACTGCACCGTTGATGAGGTATCCCGTGTATCCTTTGTTCTTGATCATCCGAACGATGCTGGTGTTGGGGATGTTCTTGCTGTTCCGGCCTACAACGCCCTGTTCATAAAGATAGTGGCTCAACTTCTGTGCGCCGTAGCCCTCATAAACATATTTGTGGAAAATCAGCCGGACGATTTCAGCTTCCGCTTCATCAATCACAAGGTCGCAGACCTCTTGGTTTTTCTTGTTTACCCGGCCAAGGCGGACACGCTTGTAGCCAAAAGCCACGGTGCCGCCCGTGTAGTGACCTTCCCCGGTGAGCTGTTCCAGCCTTGTCCGGGTACGGACGGAGGTTTTCAGGCTCTCACCGGATGCCTGCCAGTAGCGGATGTAGTTCATCAGCTTGTCCACATGGGTGTCGAACCGCTGCTGTCCCTCGTTCACGCTCCAGACTTCGATGCCCTGCTTCGTGAACCATTCCACGATAAAGGGCGTTTCATCATCACGGCGACCGAGACGGTCAAACATGAACACCAGCAGGATGTCAAACTTGCCCTCCATCGCGGCCTGTTGGATTTTCTGGAGTTCGTCACGCTCTTTGGCAGATTTTTTGAAGCCGGAAACGCCTTTTTCGGAAAATTCCTTGACGATCTCCCAGCCCTGACTTTCTGCAAAGTTGCGGCAGGCTTCTTTCTGCATGGGGATGTCGTCTTTCTCGACCTGTCCTTTGGTCGAAACACGGTATAAGGTATAGACACGTTTTTTCATTTCAATCTCTCTTTCTTTGAGTGAGGAAGGAAAAATCAAACGTGTTTCGTCCATATTTTGTTTTCAAGGTTCAGTTCGATTTTATCTTATCTCACGCATTCAAGGAACACAAGGATGTCAGGCAGCGGTGTGCCCTGCCGTGCGCAGGATGGTGGTTTGCAGCAGCTTCTGGATCGCATCCAGACAGTCCGTATCCGAAGGCGCATAAGTAATCTTGACTTTGCAGCCTTTGACGGAAAGAGTTTCAGATTTAGCGGTGGTATCGCAGATAGCGTTCATAGGCCTCCTTTCTCCATACCCATTCGTTCAGATCGAGCTGATACAGCAGCGCATAATTGAGCCGAATGAGTTCCGGGATGCTCAACCGCCCCATCGGGCGGATCAGCCGTCCCTTGCTGATGGTCTGGACAGATTCTGCCAAGATCATAGAGGGCTGCAAAAAAGCCCGATTACCGTCCACAAGAACGTGGGCTTGGTGATCGGGCTTCTTTGCAGTATTGGATGTAACAGGCGCAACAATGAGGTTGGGCGAATAGCAGTTTGCGGTGTTGTTCTGCACCACAACCACAGGGCGGATACCGCCCTGCTCGGAGCCAAGGTGCGGCTCCAGATTGGCGTAGTAAATATCACCGCGCAAAAATTTTCGGTTGACTGGGATCATGCTCATCACCGCTTGCAAGGCAGACTGTGGGCACGGCCAGCACCGTTGTAGATGGACAGGATCTGTTTCATGTGGCGGTCTGCCACATTGCCAGTGTCGTTTTGTGCCAACCGGGTGATGGTCTTGGGATGCACTGTGTGCAGCCGGAGAATCAGCCGGTCCCGGCTGTATTCGCCCTGATACAGAGCCAGAAAACGAGCCATGCCGTGCAGGATGCCAGACAGGAACGAATCCGAATCTCCATCCCACGCATCCACAAGGATACTCAGCATTTCCCGGTAAAGGGCAGCGCCGTAGCTCTTGTAGATATAGTAGGCCGAGCGGATGCAGTAGATTTTCCACGGGGCACGAATCCCATCCAGTGCAAAGCGGACGCCTGTGTCCTCCGTTACCGAAACAAAATCACAGGCGTTTTCTTCGTGTGCCACCAGTTTGGCACGAAGCTGTTCACCCGCGGTCAGTTCGCTGGAAATACCTGTCTGCACAGCAAACAGCAGAGCTTCATGCTCTTTAGAAAGGCCGTAGAAGACCTTGCAGCGAATCGGGAGGTCACGCCCACCGTTGCACGTTTTCCGTGCCTCAATGGTGTTCTGGCCATCAAAGACGAAGTAGCGGCCATCCCGGTAGCTGACCTTCGGCTCATTGGCGATGTACTCCGAAAAGTTTGCTGCGATTCGTGCAACCTTGCCCATGCGGAGCAGCCGCTGATATTCGGCGCAGGGGTTTAGCAGAACGCTGTCAACGTACCGCACCTCGAAGTTGCACTCCGGCAGGCTGGAAAGGTTCAGGTTAGAAAGCATCATAGCGTTTTCTCCTTTATTTTCAGAAGATACTGTACGGCATCTTCGGTCAAGTCATGAATGATCTTGCGGCAGTCCGAATCTTCAAAAACATCCGGGTATTCTTTGAAAATGCTATTCCAGCGGCGAATGAAGTCCTCTTTCGCACCCTGCACTTCGCACATCATCAGGGAACCGTTTGCAACGGCTCGTTCCTGATAGCGGTTGTCAATGGATGCTTTCAGAAAGGTTCTTTCTTCGGCAGTAAGCTGGCGTTGATGCCCTTGGATGCTTTTGCTGATTTCAGAAAGCGTTTGTTTTGAAGAAGTTGTTTCAGCTTTTCGGGGCTGACGTTCCTGCTTTGGCTTCCGCAATTCTGCAATAGCAGCAGGAATTTCTGCTTTTGGCATTTTTGCCAAGGCGGTGATTTCTGCGTCCGTTGCCTTGATGTGTCCAGTCAGGATGTCCTCTCTTGCACCGGGGACCGCATCTTCCGCTGCGTCCACGCCTTTGGCATATTTTTCTGCTCGTTTTACAGTGGCTGGTCCCACACCGTTCTGGGCGGCAATGCGCTCACAGGTGGAGAGCCGCTTTGCCCTCAATGGATCATTTTGAACCATTGAGGTGAACCGTCCGTTCTCATCGTGTGCCCGCTCTTTGGAGCCGCCCCGTGCCAGCTTTTCGGATTCATACAGCTTGCCCATCAGAAACTTCTTTTGTTCCGGGTCAAGATTTCTGCGTCCAAGCTGGTTCTGGCAGATCCATGAGAGAGCTGCGTAGCGGTTAGCCAGTTCGATCTCCTGTATCTGGTAGGCGATGAACGGATGCTTCCGCAGGATGCGGTAGCGGGTATGCCCGTCCAAAATAAAGCCATTCCAGATGATAATGGGATTCAGCAGCCGCCCTTCGTGGAGAATGTTCTGCTCAAGCTGTTGTTCTTCTTCAAAATTCAGGGGCGGGATCTTGCCCTGAAACTCCGGGTCGATTTTAAGCGCATTCAGATTCATCATCGAAATGGCCTCGCTTCACATACTGCCCAGCGTTCTTATCGGGCTGTACATAATAATCGAAACCATAGCGAATCTGGCAGTAGGTGCAGACATCCTTGATCTTCTGCTTAGGTTCTACGCGCCGGACGCGAACGCCCTTTGCCCCCTGAAAGGAATCCAGACAAATCGGGCAGAGGGTAGTCAAGCTGGCTTCGTCTACGCAGTTGTTATAAAATCGACTCATATAGATTTCCTCCATATCGGTATTTTGATGGGAAATGTAAAACCACCAGCCGAGAAATCCTCAACTGGTGGTTTGAAAAGTACTGTTTTTCTCCTATTTGTCCTCGACACCCCGGAGGTGGGAACTTTTCGGCGGCGGATTTGCACCGCTCCATTGGCATCTCAGCCACCCCGTCTGCTTTCTGACCGGGCCGCGAATTACGGAAGTATCATTGTCTGGAAGTGCCGAAAAGCTGCTTCTTCAATTTTCAAGGTACACGGTACAGTTTCGGGTTTGTCGTCCCCTGTTAGGGGGGCTGCCCTTGCTGTGACCATAGTGTACTTGAAAACTGAAGTTCTCGTTAGGAACCAGTAGTTCCGGTTTTGCCATTTTCACCGGAACCAATCGTTCCGGTTTACAACAGTAAAGCGTTTGATCAAGCAGATTCGCCCAGCATTTCCAGCATAACAAGAATCCGCCGCTGCATTTCTTTCAGTTCTTTGCGGAGCATTTGCAGCTGATTTTGCAGTTCCTGCTCCCGCTGGGACGCAGACACACCTAAGACGATGTAGTCCAGCGAGGAGCCAAATCGCTCCCGCAGCTCCACAAAGAGGTCGACAGACGGAACTTTCTCACCCTTCTCCAGATTTCTCATGTAGCGGTCACTGATGTTCAGGTCGATGGCAAGCTGTTCTTGTGTCACTTCACGGTCTTTTCGGAGGTTTTGGATTCGTTCACCCGTTGCAGCAGGATCATAATACATCACTCCCTCCGTTTCTTCCGCCGGGAGTGGGCGGAGCTTCATCTCCCATGCCGGATACGGCCAGCACATGATTTTTCACCAACATGAAAATACGGTCGGCATCAGCACTATGATTTTTGGTGCGCTTTTTGACGTTGGAAACTTCCAGCAATCGAGACAGTCGGAAGTACCATGTGGTCATCTTGAACCACGGAAGCAAATAGGTCGATTTCATTATCAATAATCCTCCAGTTATTTTACGGAATGTGAGCATTCGGACAAAAAGGATCGTGGTGGCCCACGACACCTTGCCCTTAAAAGCGCGAAAACGCCAGCCTCCCATTGAGGGAAGCTGGCGCAGTACAGCATATCGGCACGATTGTGGGTGGCAAAACGGAACGATTGTGCCTGTTTCGGAGCGGTCTGGTCTACGGCAGCAGACAGGCTTTTTTTGATGCGTTACCCCAATAAAAAATCACAGTTACCTCCACAAACGGCAACTGTGATCGAATAGCGCGTGAAATCGCCCGGACGAGTTACCGTTTTTTTATAACTCGACCGGGAAACGCAAAAATCGGCACAATAGGACAAAATCGCGGGAACGATGATGTTATACCGCTCTTTCCGCAAGAACGATACAATACTATTGAGGTGATGATGATGCCGAATGCGGATGCAATCGCTCTGGGGAAGCATATAAAGGCTGTCCGAAAAGCGATGAAAATGACACAAGAGCAACTGGCACTGAAAAGTAATGTTTCGGTGAAGTATATCGCCAATATTGAAAATGGAAAA